ACAAGCCGTTGGGCTACCAGGAAGCAGCGCAGCTGCAGGCCCTGGCCGGCGGCGTGGAACTGATCAGCCAGGAGAGCGCGGTGGAAGAGTTGCAGCGTGGTGGCTTCAACCGGGCGACCAGCAGCGTGGAGGACGAGATGAAGCGGATCATGGCGGAACGGCCCACGCTGGGGGCCCCGACGACGGGGCGGAATGACATGACCACGCTGGTGACCACACCGGTGGATCAAGCGCAGCCAACGGCGCCTGGGGCCTGATCGGAAAGCTAAGCCGTAACCGCATGGGGAACCATGGCTGACCAACTTCACGAAGCACTTGTCGAGCTGATCGGCGAATCCGAATGCGGTCTGTTTGAGGTCGTCGGTGTACTCGAAGCGGTGAAGCACGAAGTCTTGCTGGCTTCCCTGGCCGACGAGGACGAGGGCGAAGAGGGCGACGAGGGCGAAGAGGGCGACGCTGAAGCCTGCGTGGTTGGTTGATGGGCGCCCCGGTCGTCACCGCCATCGGCCGCCATTGACCCATGGCCCAGGGCGACCAAATCGTCAGCAGCGTTGACAGCTACGCCGCGATCCTCGACGAGCTGGAGAGGCGGATGGTGGCCAATACCACCGCCATGCTCCGCACCGCCCTGGATCGCGTGCTGGCGGACCTGAGGCGCCACTATGCGGCCTACCTGGCGGCTGTGGGCCCCTCTAACGTGGACCCCGAGGGCAACACCATCAGGGCCCCCGGTGCCTACAGCTCCGCCGAGGCCACCGCCAAGTACCGGGCAATCCTGCGAGACGCTCAGCAGTTCCTGCCACCGGAAGAGGTCAAGGCCTGGCAGCAGCAGTTCACCACCGACCTAGTGGAGGCCCTCGCTATTGGCGGTGAGGCTGCAGCGGCCCTGCAGACCATCGTCACCGGCGCCGCCGCTCAGTTCGCTGGGGCTAATCCGCTGGCGATCAGGGCCGCCACCCAGGCCGCAACCGCGTTCATGGAAGGCGAGGCCGCCCGGTTCCGCGATCAGATCGCCCAAATTGTCAGCGAAGGGGTCGCCCGTGGATGGGGCTCCAAGAAGCTTGAGCGGCAGATTGTTGGGGCCCTCGAGGGAACAACCGACCCTATGGGCAAGACCGCCCGCATGGGCCTCCGCCAGCGAGCTGAGGTGATCGCCCGGTCGGAACTGGCCAATGCCTACGTCAAGGGGGCCATTGATCACAACCTGGCCGAGGGTTTCGCCTACATCCGCTGGGTCTCCGCCACTGATGAGCGGGCCTGCCGGTGGTGCCTCAGCCGTCACGGGCGCATCTTCCCTGCTGACCAAGTGGTGATCCCTGCCCACCCGCAATGCCGCTGCACACCGGTCCCGGTCAACACGACCGACATGCAGCAGGAGGATCCCGTGATCCGTGACACCTTCCTCGATGGGGAGTTCTGGCGAGGCGAGCATGAAGCCGGGGTGAAAGCCCTGGCCAAGCATGAGGGAATCAGCGAGGACAAGGCGCGGGCCCTGCTGGAGAAGGCACTGAATGCACCCACCGCCAGCGAGCGATACCTGTTCCCAGATCGCAAGCACAGTGTGCAGCCATCAACGCCGCTGGATGCGCCAACGGATGGGCGAACTTTCAGCCAGGCGATCGAAGAACTGGCGGCCAAGCGTAGAGCGGCTAGGGGGTAGGTGGCAGGTTTTGGGAGTAACGATCGGCCAGCCCCTGCACCAGGGCACGAACGCGGTCATGGAGATCAGCGGAAGGGCCATCGCTAGGGGGATCCGCTGGGGTGACTGGCGCGCTGCGCTGGTTCCAGGTGGTGGCGGCTTCTGACCGTGCGAATTCTTCCCCCTGTTTTGGGTCGTAATCAATGTGTGGGCCAGTGGCCTGGCATTTGTGACAACGAATATAAAAATAACCCCATTCATCAGGCGCTTGATCAAAAAGCTCAACATCAATGCTCCCGCAGAATGGGCAAGGCGCAAGGGTTGGGGTGGTCATGGTGGTGGTATTGCTAACCAAGCTCACAACATAGGACCCATTTAGACCCTCGTGAGGAAACTTAAGTCTTTGCAATACAATCTTTTCACCTGGAAGTGGCGTTCGTCGTGCAAGTAGCACCCACGTCCCATCCTCAAGCTGTAGGGGGGCTCGAAAGTCGGGATCAGTCATGGTCTTCCCGTGGTGGTGGTGAAAAAATGCCGGAGGCGCGAGCCCCACTCCCATAGGAACCCCCGGCCCTCAGATCCTAAGCCGTTGCAGTTTCCAAAGCCAGCACGGCAAACTGGGAAAACGAAACGCTGCCGATGCCCCCCGATCTCCGAGCGTTTCTGACTCTCCACGCCACCGTCAGTGCCCGCGACGAAGAGGCCACCCGCCAGGTTCTCCGCGACGTGGCCCTGACCATGGAGCGCCGCACCGCCCACAAGGTCGTTGGGATGCTGGAGCGTTCCATCAGCATCGGCGCCCGGGTCTGGCTGCAGAAGTTGGCCTGAATGGGCCACCGAATTGAGGGGTCGGAGCTGATCCCCAAGCGGGCCACCAAGGCGAGCTTCAGGCGCGAGATCATCAATGCCTGGGATGGGTGCTGCGCCTACTGCGGGTGCCAGCCCGAGAAGGTGACGCTGGACCATGTGGTGCCCAAGGCTCGGGGCGGGACCACGGAGCGGGCCAACCTAGTGCCGGCCTGCGCGGGCTGCAACGGGGCCAAAAACCACTGTGATGTCTGGGCCTGGTATCGCCTACAGCCGTTCTTCTGCGCCGGCAGGGAGGCCAGGATCAGGGACTGGCTGGCCCCCATCACTTCATCTTCTTGCGGCCACCCTTAGACGCCTTGGCCTTGACCGAGAGACCAATGGCGATCGCCTGCTTCTGACTCTTGACCACGGGGCCCTTTTTGGTGCCGCTGTTCAGGGTGCCGGCCTTCCACTCCTTCATGATCTTGCCCATGGCCTTGGCGCCCTTGGTCATCTTCGCTTTGGCCACGGGAGCACCGATCACTGATGAATGTTTCCAGGAAACCTGAGCCAGATCGTGCGGCGCCATGGCCATCCCCACCCTGAACAGCTTGTGGCGCACCACCACCAAGAATGACCGCGAGCTGATCCGGGGCTATGCCGGCTGGCCCCTGTCGGTGAGCAACCTGACGGAGCTGACGGCGATCCTCAACCGGGTGGCGATCACCTCCACCGCTGCTGTTGTGCAGGTGCAGAAATGGATCGACGAAATCGAGAACTTGGAGAGCGACTACGCCGACCAGGTGGAGAGCGGGACCGCGCATCTGGGCAATGCAGCGAGCTACGAAGGCCCCGCCCCAGGCACGACCTTGACCCGCGACGACATCAAGCGCAAGGCGGATGTTCTGGAGTGGGACACCAGCCTGCTTCAGGTGAAATACCAATCGGGCGGCGCTGGTGGGACGGCAGGCGCCGTGCTCGGCGGTCGTTTGGCCGACTTGAAAGGCCGAATTTTCCAGACCCTGGGGATTCAGCCGGTCGTCGCCGGCAGCAGCGGCATGGCCCAGTTGATTCGCAGCTGAGCTGATGGCCACCGACTTCTCCCCCTACGCCAATCTGCGGATGCTCTGGACACCGCCTGGCACCATCACCACCTTCCGCGAGGGGGTGCCGGCAGCCGGCCCTGCCGTGGTGGTCGAGGCCTTCGCCAAGAGCCAGGGCCGCAGTGAGCAGGACCTGCCTGGTGTCAAGGCTGGGTCGCTGATCCTGGAGGGCTACATCACCCGCTGGGCCCTGCTGGGCAATGCAAGCTGGCTGGTGGCCGGCGCTTCACTGAGCTGGACTGAGACCGGCTACCGCCCCGTTGGGATGCTCCCTGGCGCCGAAGGTAAGGCCGTGCTCACCGACCTGACGGTGCTGCCGACCCTGGCCGATGGCGCGGAACAGGGTCAGCTCCGCATCCTCGAACTGGGCCAGCCGTTTGGTGTTGGTGGCATCGGGGCGGAACTACGCGAGGCCCTGGGTGACAAGTTCCGGGCGGCCCTTTCCACCGCGATCTGATCCCATGAGCATCAAAGTTGAGACCACGGTGAGCGGCCCTGGGCCTGGGGAGGTGAACCAGATGCTGGCCCGGATCGTGGGCGAGGAGTTTGTTCAGTTGATCGATCGCTATCAGGCCTCGTTCAACGCACAGGCATGGGAATGGCCACGAGAAACCAAGCGTTACATGGGAAGGAGTCGCGGCAAATCGGGAAAAGCAAGGCGAAGCTTTGTGGTAGTCGGCAGCCCCCGCAATATCAAAGACCGAGGAACCTTGCTTCAGTCGTTTCACTATTCCAACCCCAATCCTTTTGTCCTGGAGGCCCGCTGGAGCGCCAACTACGCCACCGCCGTTCACGAAGGGGCCCGGCTGCGCAACGGCACCATCCTTCCTGCCAGGCCCTGGACCGATGCGGTCAGTGGTGCGGTGCAGGCTCCGGGGATCCCTGCCTATCCGCTGGGTGAGAAGCTGCGCCAGCGGATCCTGGAGGCCGTGGCGGGAACCTGAGCCGGAAAGCTAAGCCGTTCGGTCAGGCTGACCCGTGCCCCTTCCCTTCGTCACTGCCCCTGAAGTCAAGGTCGAGGACGTGGGCGACGCCAGCACGGGCATCCTCCAGTTCCCGGTCTTCGGCTCTCTCCTGGCCGGGGAGCGGATCATGATCGATCAGGTCAATTACCAGTCCACGGTGACGGAGCAGACCCACCGGCTGGCTCAGATCATCCGCGAGGTGGATGCCCTACCGGAGCCGACCGCCAATCTGGTGGCCGCCCGCCTGATGGCCCGGCACATCGGCATCCCCGTGGTGCTGGAGCCCCTGGAGGACGCCATCCGCCTGCGGGAGCACCGGCTGATCAGGGACATCGATGCCCGCCTGTCAGCCCAGAACCAGGCGCAGGTAACGCGGCTTGTCACCGCAGCGATCGTCTACCGCCTGGGGAAGGTGGACCCCTCCTGTGCAGCCTGGACCGATGAGGACACCGCCGGTCTGACCGAGGGCCTCCGCGATGCCATCTATGCCTTCATGCTGCGGGAGCAGCGGGGCGGCGGGGCCCCAGTTGACCCCGATACCGTGCTTCAGGCAATGGCCGACAGCCTGGGAAAGCCGGACCTGCCCAAACCGACTGGGGTGCCATCTTCTGGCGGCTCAATGACCTCTGGCCCCACAACCCCGCCTTCACCCGCGAGCGATTCGCCTGGTGCCCTGAAACCTTCATCTGGGAAGCCCTCGAAGAAGGCGCCCGCCTCCTGAGGGAACGGCAGCACGCGGCAGAGTTGCCGATCGCCAACCTGCACGCCTGGTACGCCAACGCACACCGGGACACCGAGAAGCGGCCCGAACCATTCACTGAGGAGGACTTCTGCCGATCCCTGCCACCCAAGGCGGGCGGGGGAGCGCCTACCGGCCCGCCTGCGGAGGCCGGCGCTGCGATGCTGGCCCTCTGCGAGCAACGCCAGGCGCCAGGTTTTGCCATGGCCTTCTATGACGCCCTGGCCACTGCCGGGGAGGGGGCACCCGCGCCCACACCGCTGGCCCTTCTGGCTGATGACGCTCTGCTGCTGGCCCCGATCGAGCACCAGGACGGTTGGCGCGGTCTGCTGCTGGCTGAGGACACCGCCGCCGGCCAGGTGCGGGCCTTCAGGTTGGCGGATGATCCGGGGCGGGTGGTGACGTTGCTTGTCCCATCCGCTCCCGATGCTGCAGCGCCAGCATGGGCGGCGGAAGGCGCATGGCTGCCCACCGCTCGATCTCCCGATAGCACTGATCTACCTGATGAGCCGCTACTTCCCAGTGCTCGAAATAGCCCAGCGACCACCGGCGACCCTGCCACCACACCCGAGCCTGATAGGGCTTGTTGACGGCATGGGGGCAGTAACAGACGCCGCGAGGAAGGGAGGCCATGCCTGAGCTTTCCCCCTAAGCCACTGGCGGGGCTTAAGCCACGGGGAAACCTGCCGGGTAACGCACCGGCCAGGCCGGAACAATCATGGCCCAAACATGGGAGCAGGCTTACGGGTTCAGGTTCTACTTTGTGCCGATGAAGTCGGCGTCGGTGGACCTGACCCAGGTGGCACTGGGTGGCCTGGGCTCCGGCAAGTTCATTGACAACACCACCGTTCAAAGCGCCACCGCCAAGGTCATCACCGCCGGCACTGGTGACACCTTCGCCCTTGGTGTTGGCGCTGTCTCTGTCACCAATGCGGCCCTAGCCTCCAACGTGGCGACCTTGACCTTTGCGGCGGCTCATGGCATCACCGTTGGCAAGCGCATCGCGGTGAAGGATCTGCCGTCGCCCTTCACCAGCCTCAATGGGTCGTTCGTGGTCACGGCTGTCACCACCGTCAGCCCCTTCACGCTGAGTTACGCCCTGACTAGCTCCAACATCACCACGGCGGCGGTCTCCGCCGGTTCCGTTGCCCCCAGCCTGCTGCTGGATGGCACCGATCCCCCGTTCCGCCTGCTGGGGCTGATGAACATCCAGCCCAGCAACAGCACCAAGAAGGAGTCCGTGGTCATCTATGACGACGAGGCCGGCAGCTATGACACCCCGATTGCAACCGGGAAGTCAAAGGAATGGAGCCTGGAAGGTGCGATGAACTACTCGGACACCGCCTGGCGTGCCATGCGGTTCTGCGAAGAGTTCAACGTGGTTGAGAAACTGATGGTGAAATACGCCGTCATTGGGCCAAACAACGGCAAGCAGGTTGAGTATGGCTTTGGGTTTTTCGAGAACTACCAGCCTGACCAAAATGCCGGTGGGGTGATCAAGTACAAGGTGAGCATGGCCGGTTACGGCAAGGTGGGCCTTGATCTGCTCTGATCGGCGTTCTTGACTGGCCGCAACAGAAAGCTGCGATGTCTTCGCACTGACTCCCATGTCACCTGTTGTTATCACCGCCCCAGTCGCCCGACCGCAGCAGACAGGACGCCTCTCCCTGCGGTTGCCGGAAGCCCAGCTGCAGCAACTGGAAGCCGTCGCCACAAAGCACGGTGTCCCCCGCTGCGACGTCGCCCGCGATCTGCTTGCCCAGGCCCTCGCTGCGCTTGAGGTGGCCTGACACCGAGCTCGGCCCGCCCGCCGGGAAAGCTGAGGCATGAGCCTACCCACGACCGCACAGGAGCTATACGACCTGCTGGTGGGCGATGCCGTGGTATCAGCGGCCCTAGGCGCCTACACCCCTCGCGATGGTGACGCCATCCCCGCAATCGCGGTGGTCAAGCGGAATGAGGCGCTGCCCGAGGGCGTTACCGTCGCGGGCCTGGAGGTGGTGATCATGGCCAACCCCGATTACGCCACCCAGGCGATGCTCACCGGCGAGACGGGACTGAACCCGCAGTTCAGGGTCTACATCAGCGAATGGTCGCCAGCAAGCGGCCTACTGGCCCTCCAGGCACTGACCCAGCGCATCATCGCCCTGCTTCCTGGCTGCCGTGCAGTGCCGATCGGTGGCGACCACCCCGGGCGCGGGATTGGGGTGCTCGATCAGTACGCCCTGAGCTGGACCAATCCCACCCAGTACGTCGTGACACCAGAGGGCTGAGATGGCAGGGAACGAATGGGTTGTCAAGGTCACGGCCGACGTGAAGGGTGTGCTCGATGCCTCGCGGCAGATCGGGCAGGCAGGTAAGCAGGCAGGGGAGGAGTTCAAGCGTGGGTTCAGCGGCAGCGATCAGACGCTCAATGGGTTGCGTGGTCGGCTGTCGGAGCTGAATCAGACCCTGGAGAAAACGGCCATTGGTTCCAAGCAGTTTGCGGCAACCCAAAGGGAGATAGCGCAAGCGCAAAGGCAGGTGGATGCCGCACTGGCCAGCGGTACTGGGGCAATGAACAGCTTTAGCAAGGCCGTGGAGGGTGTCGCCTTGCAAGCCGCTGCATTCATTGGCCTGTACCAGGCAATCACCTTTGTCGGTAAAGCGGTCACAGAGCTTGACAATGCTGGGGCAGCAGTTCGCACTCTTGGCACAAATTCCAAGGAGTTAAGTGCTGCCTTGCTTGATCTTTCAATCGAGCTAAAGAGCAACGTAAGCCAAGGTGAATTACTAAAGTCTTCATACGATATAGTTTCGAGTGGGTTTACTAAAACATCAGAAGTCACCGATATTCTCAGGGCTTCCGTTTTGGGTGCGACGGGAGGCTTTGCCGAGCTTGGCGACGTTACGAAAACCGTTTCAGGCATTATCAACGCCTATGGGTTGACATCGAAAGACGCTCAAGGAATTGTCGACACCCTTGTGCAAACCCAAAACGATGGTGTCATCACTGTTAGACAGCTAAGCGACAATATAGGAAATGTTGCGTCTATTGCAGCTGCAGCAGGGATACCATTTAAGGAATTGAGTGCTGCAATTTCAACGGCAACCCTAAAAGGTGTCCCGGTTGAGCAGACATTTACGGGACTGCGCCAGGCAATCACGTCAATTTTGAAACCGAGTGAAGAGGCCAAAAGCCTTGCAAAGCAACTGGGTCTTAGTTTTGACCTGGCATCGCTCAAGGCCCGTGGTTTTGGTGGCTTCCTTGCAGACGTGCAGACCAAGACCGGAGGGGCAGCCGATAAGATTGCTATTTTGTTGGGTTCTGTTGAAGCTCAGACAGCAATTCAACCCCTGTTAAATGACCAGCTGAAAACATACAATCAACAGCTAGATAATCAAAATCAAAAGAGTGGCCAGGCAGCAGAAGCAAGCAAAATTGCAACAGAAACCATAGCCAGCGGCTTCAACCAGGTTGTCAACGCCACTAAGAACCTTGTCGGGACAGTCAACACGGCACTTCCAGGAGCGTCAGGTGAGTTCAGCAAGCTCGCCAAGGTTATTGAGGTTGGAACGAGGTTGTTCGTGGCCGCAGGGCCAACTATTGGCAAGGCATTAAAGCAAGCGTTTAACCCATTGTCAGCAATTTCTGATAATCCTATATTCGAAAAGCTAGTAAATGCAAGCCTTGATTCACTATTGAAGCTGGGCGGCGGCAGTAAGCAGGTTACGACTGAACTTGACAAGCAAAATCAAACACAAGCACAAATTAACGCCAAGCAAAAAGAAAGGGAAGCTATCGAAGGGCAAATCCTTGGTAACAAACGAAGCCAGAATCTAGAGGATCAAACCGCCAATCAAAACGCGCAAAAACTCCTAGAGGCCTATGGCAACATTGCTAAAACTCAGGTTGATGGTCAGGTAAAAGTCAGCCAGGCAGGTATCAACCTTGGCCAGGCGCTAATCAGCCTGGAAGAATCGCGGTTTGGCATCGTTAGAAGCTACAACCAGTATCAAATAGATCAAGCTCAAAAACGTGGTGCAAGTGAGAGGCAGCTGCAGGAGCTTGAGCAGCAAGGTCGAGGCATTGAGATTGCAGCGCTTACGTTTAAGTATAACGCACTCCTACAGCAGCAGACCCTACAAAGGAACCTGTTATCTCTTCAACAGCAGCAAGCCACGCTGGAAGCAAATCTAGCGTCTAGAACAGCAGGGTTAGAAGTAAAAAAAGCCGAACTGAACCTGCAAGCGGCCTTGCTTTCAGGTGATGCGGTAGCAAAGCAAAAGGCAGAAATTGAGCTTGAGATTGCCAAGGCGGGCCTTGAGGTGCAAAATTCCAAGCTTGACATCTTGACCCAGATACAGCCGATTGAACGGCAGATAACCGACGCGACTAGCGAGACAGCTCAAAACCAGATCAAATCCGAAGCTGCCGCCAAGGGCCTGGCCCTGGCCGCCGATGGCACGTTCAAGGCCGTCAAGGATGCCTCCAACGAGTTCAGGAGCCTTGGTGACTCCCTGAAGGTTCCCCTCAACCAACAGGGTTCGTTTGCTGAGCTGGCCAGGGAAGTCGGCCTCACCGTGAAGGACACTGGCAAGGGCTATTTCGATATCGGGCAGGCATTAAGCAAGTCCAGCGCCCCAGCGGCGAACGACATCAAAGACAGCATGGGGATCGCCTCCAGGGCCACGGCACTGGCCAAGGCGCAGGCGGGGGGACTGGCCAGCAACATGGACAGCGCAGCCCAGGCCGCCGCGAGCTTTTACACCTCCCTGGCCAAGGCCTCTGGCCTCCCCGAGGCTCGCTTCACCGGTGGCCCGGTCGCCGCCGGCCAGACCTATCGCGTCAACGACGGTCCCAGCGGGATGAGCCTTGGGCAGGAAGCCTTCCTATCGGCATCGGGGGCCCTGTCCCTGATCAACCGCCCCATGAACAGCCTCTGGACAGCCCCATCACGAGGCACCGTGATCCCGGCGAGCGTGACCAGTCGCCTCAAGGGTGCCGGTGTCCTCGGTGGTGGTGCCGGCGTGCTGCGTGGCCCGGATCCAGCGATGGCCCATCTCAGCCTGGCGGTCGGAAACCTGAGCCAGGAAGTTGCCGAACTGAGGCGCAAGGCGTGGAATGTTTCGGTCGGTGTTCGAGGCGATGGATCCGGCCTGAAGCTGGCGCAGACCATGGCGCGGATGCGTTGAGGGTGCCCTGATGGCCCTTCAGCTCAGCTATGGCGGCTCGACCCTGACGCTGCGATACCTGCAGGCGCAGCCGATCGGTTATGCCGAGGCTGAGACTGAACAGGGTCTGGTGGCGCGGCGGTTCACCGTGGCGGGCCTCTGCACCCCGGCCCAGTGGGTGACGTGCTGCAGCTTGTTTGATGCGTGGCAGGCGGCCAAGATCACCGAAGCTCCAACCCTGGCCAGCCGGGCGGTGGGGGCCACCGTGGCGCTGACCTGCGCGGCCCATGGCCGGAGCGTCACCAGCCTGGCGTGCTGGTTCACCGGCGCCCCAGCGGGCGAGACGGTCGAGGGTGGGGCATGGGTGAAGGTGTCTTTCTCCCTGATCGATGCGGCCCAACAGCTGACGGTGCTGCTGAGGCAAAACGAGAAGAGCCGCCTGGGGGGCGATGCGTTCACCCCTGCCTACGGGACCATCACCCTGGGAGCCACGACGCTGGCCCTGCTGGAGCAGCCGGAGGGCTATGAAGATGGCCCCAGCCTGGAGCCCACCTCCACTGGTGGCTTCGTGGCTCGGGGCCCCCTGGTGGTGAGCGAGGTGCGCAACGTCAAGGGCGTCACCGATGCCAACGGCTGGGCGGCGGTTCAGTCCTGGTTCAAGACCACCATCGCGGCCCGACCGGGTGCCTCGGACTTTTGGCCGGTGGGTGAGCTGGGCCTGGAGCGGGACAAGATCGTGTCAAGCGGGGCAGTAGTTGAGCGCTTCATCGTGTCGGTGAAGCTCAAGCGGAGGGCTGCCTGATGCCGGCCGGCGTGATCGATGTCAGGGCCCAGGTCTTCAGCAACCTGGGGCCCGTGATCAGCGGACAGCTCTCGGATGATCCGGTGGCGCCAGGGGTGGGCCTGCTGCGCACCCAGGGTGAGGTGGTGATCAATGGCCTCATCCAGCCTGCCCGTGGCACCGAGATCAAGCTGGGGGTCCGCCTGCCCGACGGCAACGTGACGCGGTTCCCCAGGCGCCTGCGGGTGCTCAAAGCCGAGAGCGACCCGATCAACAACGAGACCATGTTGACGGTGGGCTGCCTACTGGCCCTGCGGTGGGACTTCGTGCAACCAGCGGCCTTCTTTGCCGCCAACGATCCCCCATGGTCCAACGTGGACACGGCGGCAGGGTCGGCGCCGATCGTCTCGTTCCTGCAAAACGTGGTGGTGTTCTGCCTTGCCAACTGCTCGATCGTTCAAGCCAGTGGCAACCCTGCTATTCCCGGCGTCAAGGCTGTAGAGAAAATCGACGTATCAAATGGATACCTAAACATCGCCAGCACAATTATCGCTGAAGCTGGTCTCTACGGCTTTATTGATGCCAACGAAAAGTTGCGGTTGCGCAGTGTGCTGTTCCCCAGGACCAAGGGGCCTCTGCTGACGGTCAACGACACGATCACCAACGATTCAATCGGGAACGCCTCACCGCCAGAGCGGATCACGATCGGTTACGGCCAGGCAGTGCTGCCGACGGTTGAGACACCAGCCAACTACCAGCCCCAAAACCCGACTGACAAGCCCTACAACTGGCCCCCATACGATCCCTACAATCCAGCCGATCCTACGCCTCCATACGATCCAGAGCGCGACCCCGAACGAAGTTGGACCTATCAGAAAACGATCAGCCCTGCTGAAACGTTCATAACTGACTATCGAGTCAAGGTAGGTGATTCCTACCAGACGAAAACCGATCAGGTGACCTTTGCTTCCACGTCGGAGGTAGTTACTCAGTATGTGCCGCTTACCTATACAGACAAGGACGGCAAAGAGCAAAGCCAGGACGTTGTATTTAGCACCATTTCGACGACGACCACATGTGTAGCGGCAGCCAATCCGACCCGGTGGAAGTCCAAGCTTGAGGCCGGAAGCCCTGCCTATCCAGGCACGGCCTTGACAAAGCAAACCGAAACTTACAACAAATACACAATCACCGAAGATGGCCCAGTAGAAAGTGAGGTCACAACGTTTGAGTATGAGCCCAGGATTGCCTTTGCCGGTGGCTTGGCGATTGAAAATTACAAGAACATTGACCTTGGTACTGGCAATATCTTAGCCCGTAAAACAATCGTTCAAAAAGAGCAAAATAAAACGGCTGATTTAACGCTTCAAGCCACGACTTTCTATCAAGCCTGGGGAACCACATCAGGTGGAAAAACCGCTGCATCCGTGCTTGCAGCTGCCTTAAAAAAAGCAAGCGACGCGGATCGGATCAGTGGCACCTACAAACTGGTCGATCGTATGGCGGCACTAATTTGTGTCGGGGTTGAAAAGACCATCAACCTCGGTCGCGGCGTTGCTCCCGTGATCCCCAGCAATCTGAAGCAGCAGAACGACAGACTAAAAAGGCTGCAGGATGATCTAAAGCTTAATGGTGGCTGGGAAAAAACGGATTCAAATGACAGTCAGAGGAATGGCGAAAAATCCAAGAGTCAAATCATCACGCTTCTGTTTGGTTCTGACTGGACACTTAAGACCGATCGGTTTGATATGCAATATGCCCCAGATAGTTACATGGCCCCTGCGGATATAACTGTAAGCAATGGCACCGGATTACGTCACTACCACGTTCCAAGCGTCACAGCCGCTTACTACTACGGGAGGGTGCTCCAAGCCATCCTCTCTGGCATGGCCCACGGCAAAAGCATCACCACCGAGTTGCGCAACCTGCCCAGCGAACCCATGGGCACCCTCTACCTGGAGGCGGCCGGCACCATCGGCAGGTTCCGCGCCAATGGCACAACCTTTGCCTTTGACTCCCAGGGGCTGATTGCTGGCTGTGACGCCATGCTCGATGGCGGTGCTGGCCTACTGGCCGGTGCCAGTGGTGCCGACTGGTTCCCCCTGGAGGTGCCAGCGGCAAACCTGCCGACGATCACCCCGGCGACCAACAGCAGCCCGGCCCTGGCCAACACGATCACAACCCCAAGCGGGTTTGACCCTGCGGCGCCTGGAAGCGTCTGGACCAGCCTGGGAACGGCCGGTGTTGAGGGCGATGTCTATGCGGCCGAGCTGACGGTGGCCAGCACGGTCAAGGCCCTTTCGGAGACGGTGCAACGTGAAAGCGTGAGCCGATCGCTGACCTGGCTGCTGGACGCCCCCTACAACGCGACGCCGGTCACCGTTTCGCTGGTGAGCGTGGCGACTTCCTACGGGACTTTTTCCGCGTTCACGGCCACCACCGCCCCTGGCGTTGCCTGGGTCACGACGGTCACCCTGTTTGAGCCTGGGACCAGACGGGACGGGCGTGGGTACAACGACGGCGTGGCCTGGGTCACAACTGACACCACGTTCACGCCAGGCGGCAGGACCAACGGGCCCAACAACGGCGTGGCATGGGTCACACCATCGACCGTGTTCACGCCAGGGGCCCGGTTCAATGGTGTGGGGCTGAACCTGGGTGTTCAGTGGGTGACGGCTTCCACCACCTTCACGCCTGGAAGTCGCTCCGTTGGCACGCCATGGGTGCCAACCGCTTTGGATCTGTGGTACGAAAATCCAACGAGCGGCGCTTCTTGGGTTGATAAATCTCACAGTCGCGCCTTGGTGCAAACCACAACAAGCCAGCAACCAACCCTCAACACATCTGCTCTTAATGGACTGCCGGGCCTGGTATTTGATGGAGTTAATGATGTCATGGTCTGCTCTGATGCTGGGGCAAACGGGGTTGCTAATTTCTCAATGTTCCTAGTGATAAAATATCTTTCAATATCCACAGCCGAAAATGGCGATGATCTGATAGCGGGAATTGGAGGCGGCAATAATAATGGCTCAAATAGATACGCTTTCAGAAGTGCTGCTAATGGTGGTAATAATCAAGGATTTAACACACTTAAAGATGGGTTAAATGGCAGTGGAAACGTTGGCTCCTCTAGCGGCATAAACTGTGACGCGGGCGGTTCTTTCCATATTTGGTCGTTTGTTCAAAGCGGAACTAGTGTCATCATTGCGCGTGATGGTGTTTCGCAATCATTCACAATGAGCCAATCTCAGCTGGCGGTTTCGACACCAGAGGCGATGTTGGGCGCATATTTGGGCGTTGCGTGGTTTGCCAATATCTCTGTCTGCGCGTGGCTGGCTGAGTATCGGGCTGTTAGCTCCGCTGACCAGCAACGATATGAAGGCCTTCTGGCTGACACCTACTGGCGCAAACAGGGTGCAGCTGTGCCACTGCTCAGTAGCCACCCCTACTACGCCGGGGTGCCAACGACCTAGCCAACTACTGACTGAATCGTTTTCCAGTAACGGGAAAGCTGAGCCGTAAGGCTTGAGTTGGAATGGCGTCCATCATCTATGACAGCTTCGCGGCTGACGTGTTTGCGGGCAACTGCAACACCACGCACAGCTACAAGGCGATGCTGGTCACCTCGGCCTACACCGAGGACAGGGGGGCCCACAGCAAGCGATCCTCCATCACCAACGAGGTCACGGGGACCGGTTACACCGCCGGTGGGGCAGCGGTGACGCTGAGCGCTGCGGTAAACACCACGACCCACGAGCTGCTCCTGACGATCGGCGCAGTGAACTGGCCCGCATCCACCATCACGGCGCGAAAGATGGTCATCTACCGGGCCAGAGGTGGTGCATCCTCTGTTGATGAGCTGGTCTGCTGCGTGGATAACGGTGCCGACCTGGTGAGCAGCGCCAGCACGATGACCTGGAATGGTGGCGGCAGCACCTGGAAGATCCCGCTATCAGCCCCGGCCTAAGGGCACGCTGGAAAGCTCCGATAAGCGCTGGCTCCCATGGAAGTATTGATCTCGCCCGATGCGCTGGGTAAGCAGGCGCAACTAGCCTATGAGGGCAAGACCTACCGAATGTTCCTGGCCTACCGCAATGGCGTGGAGCTGTCGCAGTCCAGCCTGATGACCGCTTGGAGCGCCGTGAAGTTGGCGGCGGGCAATGGGTATGCCGAGGTCACCGGCACAATCGGGGCGGGTGCCTGGAACAGCGGAAATGCCAGGTATGAGCTGCCGGCATTCACCATGGGGCTGACTGCCACAGGCGCCGGCTTCACGTTTGATGCCGTCGTCCTCCAGGTGGACAACCGCACCTATCCCGATCGGGTGGTCCTGCTGCCAGGGCCGGAGACGCTGCAGTCTGGGCAGAGCAAGACCTATGTCATCCTGGCGGCCCAGGGATGAGCCTGATTGTTGACATCAATCCGGTGCCGTGGGAGATCCTGGAGCTGGTCAAGGCCAGGATCCTCAAGAACCGGGCGAAGCGACAGCCACAGGAGCAACTGGGAGAACTGAAGCGGGCGATGAGCCTTCGGCATGGGCCGCTGTCGCGGAAGCGCAGGGAGGAGGAGCCAAGTTTTGTGGGTCAAAGCAACACTCCTTATTTTGCTTTTTTAATTGGCGGAAATCCAAGGTTTATTGGATTTAAAACAACAGTAAAGCCTGGATACGAAAATTCTCCACCTGGAGAATTACAGTTATATGATTATCAGGTAATCTATGATTTTCCAGGGAGTGTAACGTTTAAGCTAGGTGAAGTCGCTCTTGGAGACATTGTTCCGCCTGTTGCTGCCAATACATGGATAGCATATTTATTTATTTGGTCAGGCAACGACGAAGCCCAAAAAGACTTAATCAACAGTGAAAAAACATTTATTTCTGGCAAATACTCTGTTCAAGAATTTGTACGAATGAATCCACTTGGAAGCGCACCAAGCTACAGAGAAATTACTGCTGTATTTGATTGGAAAATAATCATCATTGACAAAAATAAATTACCAGAACCAGGGCCTGGCGATAGATTAAGGCTAGAATTTTTTCCTTTACAGGCTAATAACAGCATTAACGAAGGTCAAAATCTGAATTTTTGTGCTGGTTATTACGAAAAAGACAAGCCTGTGTACAAGGTTTTCGGATCTACACCAAAACAACCAATAACTTCCATTTTGGAATATCCAATAGATCCTGATCAAAATCCCATCTTCTAGCCGGCGGATCATGTCTTCAGCAGCTAACGCCCCCCTCCCAGCATCCTTTGAAACCCTGCTGGAGACGGTGCAAACCCGTCAGCTGGCCAACCGCATGGCAGCCGCCGAACGCGAGCAGGAGCGGCGCCAAAGACCTAAGCCACGGGGCTGTTGTTGATTCGGAAAGCTCCGAGGTAGTTCGCGGGCGTGATGCCCCGAAGCATGAAGAATCGATGGTTGCTCCAGGGCCCTGAAGCTGGCAGCGAGGGCGGTGATGGAATTGGCGGAGGCGCAGGGTCAACCACTGGCGTTCCCAGCTCTACCACCGCTGGCGAGGGCGAGGGCGACGACCTCTCCCGCGTGCGCCATGCCCTTGACCGCGAGCGGAACGTCAACCGGGAAAAGGATCGCCGGCTGGGGGCCCTGGAGGCGCAACTGAAGGAGCTGACCACCACGAACCCCGACGCGGTGCGGGCTGCTGAGGCCAAAGCGCAGCAGGCCCTGCAAGAGCGGCAGTTGATCGAAGAGCGCTCCCGCCTGGAGCGCGAGCAGATCGAAGCCAAGTATTCCCAGCAGCTCCAGCAGGCCAACACCGAACTACAGGCCGAACGAGAGGCCCGCCAGCGCGAGCTGGTCCGTGTCCATGCCGAGAAGGCCTTCATCGGCGCCAAGGGCTCCATGGTGGCCAGCACCATCGACGGTTCCACACCGTTTGATTCGGTGTGGGCACGCTTTGGCGACCACTTCCGCATCGAAAACGGGGCCCTGGTGGTGGTGGATGCCGCAGGCAACCCTGAGATTGACAGTGAGACCGGTAGGCGGTTTGAACCCACCAAATGGCTGGGTCGCCTGCAATCCGATCCGGTGTGGGGCCGCAACTTTGAGCCCGCCATGGGCAGCGGCAGCGGGGCCCGCAGCAGCCGTGATGGCCGCGTCTCCGTTGGCAAGGACCTGATGGCCCAGCCCCTCGGCTCCCTCTTTGCCGACGCCTTCGGTGGAGCGGCTTAGGAAGCCGGGAAATATCGAACAGCAGGGACTGGCAGAGGGCGTGACGCCAATGCTGGTCCCAAATCAATCAGCTAGGCGTGAGGCCCTGCGGTGAATTTTCCGGCGTGATGCCACCCCCCTCTGACCTTCACCTGAATTTTCCCCATGGGATTAACCATTCTGGAAGCCGCCAAGCTGGAGGACAATCTCCAACGGGTGGCCATTACCCGCGCACTTGCGGAAAGCGAAATGATCCGCATTCTCCCATTCAAGAATGTAACGGGAGGCCTAGATTATGCCGAAGAAGCTGAGCTGCCCTCTGTTGGCTTCCGTGCGTATAACGAGACTTACGACGAAAGCTACGGCGTCATTAACCCGCAATATGAACGTCTCAAGTTCATGGGGGGTGATATTGACGTTGATATGCAACGCATCAAGAACTTTGGCGGTGAAAGCAAGGCTCAGCAAATCGAAGCAAAGACGCGATCCATCCGTCTGACCTTTGAAGACAACATGATCAACGGAGATGAATCCGTTGATCCTCGCGCTTTTGATGGCCTTAAGACCCGTATCAATCTTGGCAGCTCTCAAGCTGTCAACGCCAACGGTGCTCTTTCGCTGTCAGTTCTTGACGAATTGATTGATGCGGTCGATGGAGACACCAAGGTGCTCCACATGAACAAGGCAATGCGGCGCCGCCTTACTGCTGCAAGCCGGAACACCAGTCTTGGAGGGTTTATCACATTCTCCCAAGATGAGCTCGGCAAAAGGGCAACTTACTACAACGAATGTCGCATCGTTGTAACCGACACCAACGCTCAAAACGTCCAAATCCAGGGGTTCACCGAATCCGGCAGCAGCACCAGTATTTACTGTGTTGCTTACGGTGACATGCAAACCACCGGAATCCAGGGTCCGCGTACCGATGGAACCTTTGGCATTGATGTCAAGGAGTTTGGCGAAGTGCCGGATGCCCCCGTTGATCGCACTCGGATTGACTGGTCCATCGGTCTGGCAATTATGAACGGCCGCTCTGCCGCCAGGTGCTACGGAATCACCAACGCAGCTGTCGTTGCCTGATTGTCATTTTGCTCATTTTGCCCATTCTCTGAGGAACTGAATCCATGTCTCGCGCTACTGGACTTACCCCCCGAAGGGGCTATCAAGTCGACGCCGAAACCATCCTGCTTGGTGCCGTCAAGGCCGGCGCCCGTGGCCGTGCCGCTGAAACCCGTACGGGTGCCGCTCGCCTACTCATCACCAACCTGGCCGCCCAGGATGAGTGGAAGCTGGTCGCCGCCGGTGGCTCTGGTGCCTCTGGTGGCTACATCTTCCAGGCTGCCCATGTGGCCGAAGGCGCCGCCCTCAGCTCCGCCTCCACCTATGCGAACATCGGTGTGGTGACCGCTACCGCCGGTCAAATCAACGAGGTTGCCGTCAGCGGCAAGCAGATCCGCGAGGCCGTCAAGGTTGCCGGTTCGCTGACCGGTGATGTTCGGGTAAATGCCATCCGGCTCCGTCCTGGCACCGGCACGCTGAGCATCAGCAACGTGGCCCTAACCTCCAACGTGGCCACGATCACCCTGTCCGCTGCCCACACGATGTTGGTCGGTGAGATCGTCACTGTGGGTTGCAGCAACCCGCTGGTGAATGGCACCTTCACCATCACGGCGGTGGCCTCCACCACCTTCAGCTACGCCTCGACCCAGAGCAACATCACCAGCGCTTCGGCGACTGGCACCGTGACCAATGGCGCTGCCGCTCCGGCTGGCACCAACACGGTGTACCTGGTTCCCGGCGAGTGAGTCGCTAGGCGATTCGTGTTCACCTGGGGCCCTTCGGGGCCCTTTTCATTTGAGGCCTGATGAACTTCCCGATTGGATACGGCATTAACCCGCAACCACCGCAGCAGAAGGCGGCCGAGGAACCCGTGCGCCCGCCGTCGGCCCGCAAGCGAGAACGGGTGAAGGGTGGCCGGTTTGCTGCAGACGACCCGGCAACGGCAAAAGATGAAGCGTGGGCGGAAAGCTGAAGCAGCGAGGCGTGAGCTGTGGCCTGGGTCGAAAGCGAAGCGATCACCTTGGAGCAGGGGCTCGATGGACTGGTCAAGTTTGAACTGTTCAATGACGGTGCCATGACGGAGCCGTGGCCGTTCCCATCGTGGGACGTGAATGCTGTGTTGAGCGATGAGAAGGGACGGACGAGCTATGCGCTGACCACCGTGGTGGATGCCATTAATGGAATTGTGAATGTGATCGTGCCAGAGGCAGTCGTCAATTCGCTCAAGGTCACGAAGGGATGGTTTTTGGATGTCCTGATGGTGGCCCCAGGCAACGTCCAAGCCGATGACCACCACCTGGCCTATCTGCCCGTGACCGTGGCCGCCAGGCCCGCCAGGAGGGACGCATGACCTGCCCAACCGTTATCCAGGTCACCACTGGCACAGGACCCCCAGGGGTCGGCCTACCAGCAGGAACGGCGGATGCGGGCAAGTTCGTGCGGAAGGCCGGCAGTACGCCCTACGCCTATGAGTTGGTATCGCAAGATCAGGTCAACAACCTTGGTACCGCAGCATCCCGCGACGTGCCCGCCACGGGCGACGCCGGCGCAACTCAGGTGGTGCTGGGCAGCGACGCACGGCTGAGCAACTCCCGCGAGTGGGCCGCTGCCACTGTCACCCAGGCTCAGGCCGAGGCCGGCACGTCAACCAGCCGCTTCGCATTCACGCCCCAGCGGGTGTTCCAGGCCGCAGCCGCATGGTGGCAGGCCAACTCCTCGGCGGTTGGCCGTGCCCTGGCCACTGCTGCCACTCAGGCAGATGGGAGGACGGCCCTGGGACTGGGGTCGGCGGCAACTGCGGCCACTGGTGACTTTGCTGCGGCCTCTCACTCCCAGGCTTGGTCAACCATCACCGGCACCCCTACGAGCGTTGCTGGGTATGGCATCACCGACGCCCTGAGCACAGGCGCTGCAGCATCCACCTACCAGCCCCTGAGCGCCAATCTGACGGCACTGGGGGCCAATAATGCGTCCTACTACATATCCAGGGCCAACCATACCGGCACGCAGGCGGCTAGCACAATCACGGGCCTGGCCACCGTCGCCACCACCGGCGCCTATGGCGACCTGTCTGGACGCCCCACGGCATTTGATCCCGCCTCCCCTGGCCCCATCGGCGGCACGGCTGCAGCAGCCGGGAGTTTCACCGCCCTGGTGGCCTCCTCTTCCATGCTGTTGCCGGCTGCCGCCCCTGGCACCCCGGCAGCCGGCCACGTTTATCGGGTCGTCAATCAGCTCCGTTACCGAGATTCCACGGCCACTGAGCAGGTTCTGCTCTATGGCACGGGTAATCTGTCAAACCTTACCGACGCCGCAGCGGCACGGACCAATTTGGGCCTTGGCACGCTGGCTGTGGCTGGGGCAGGTGGAGGGCTTTCGGTTCAATCGGGGTCGCTGGTGCCCATCGATCACATCGCTCTTGTATGCACAAATAACGATGAAACAGGAACCACTGGAAGCAATAGAGCAGAAAAAAGGATTCACCGTGCTTTTATTGTAATTGGCTGCTATTGGGAGTGCGCAACAACTGGCAGCACATCTAGCCAGGCCATGCCCTACCTGCGGCCAAGTAGCACGGGCACTAAGGCCAGCTTGTTAACGGGTAACGCAGTTCTTGCTGCGTCGGCTGGTTACATCGATGTTTCCGCAAATCTTACCGGCACGCTCACTGGTGTCGCCGGTGATTCTGTTGGCGTTGATCTAAACGCCGTTGGCACCGGCGCCAAGGGCCACATCCTCACCATCGTCGTTCGCTATTCCTGAACATGACCACAACCGCCAACAATCCAATTACCAAGGTTGAGTATTACGTTGACGGCCCTTTCGAGGGCGATAGCGTTAAACGCTATGTCCCGGTTGAGAATGGTCAGGTTCTAAAGCCTGCCGGGGTTAAGTGGCCTTTCAATTTGGGAGCGCCTCATGATATGCCAAGCGACTACTACGAACTGGAGCCATTCCATGGCGTCGACTTTGATCAGCGTTTGCTTTTTGTGGACAACGAGAAAAGCGGCTGGCGACTGGAGGCATTCAGCCCGAAGCCCCCAGCTGGTCACCCTCAAGGCCGGTATTTCAAGGTTGAAGTCACCAAGCGACGTAGCTCCGATGAATTGCGCGTACTTGTAAAGGGCTACTATAACCAAGCCAATGGACAATTATGGCCCCAGGAAAGCGGCTACGCAGAAAAGCTTGCATACGCTAAAGAGCAACTCTCTAGAAATAATCAGCAATTACAGAACACGCTTCAGCAGTATCGAGACGTTGTAAATAGACATGAGCAGTTAATTGCGGCCTCGTTTGCCAATGACGCCAATCTTGCAAAACTAAATGCCGAAATTGATGCCGCCGGTGAAACTGGGTTTATTGATTTTCACCCAGAGGACGGATGGATCACCGGCATCTAGCGCCTTCCTGGATCACCCCCGCCAGGGGAGCACCTAATCGAGCCATGCAGATCATCTACCGCCGCCGTACAGCCAGCTACACCCCAACCGACACCGACGCCATCGCCTACCTGTCGGCGCTGGCAACGGCGGACGTTGCTACTCCTGGCGCCATCGTGCAGCAGGCGGTGGACACATATTTCCAAGGGCTGAAGTCAAACAGCCTCTGGACACTGGTCAATCAGATCTACCTCTTTTGTGGTCCACTTACGCTGGCTGGTGCGCTGACGGCTGCCAAGGGATCTAGCCCAACAAATAATGGCTTTGGTTCTGGTGATTACAACCAGAAACTAGGACTACCAGGAAACGGAGCAAGCAAATACTTAAGCATCAATACAGCAAGCAACTCAATTAACACTACTTCGCATCACTTTTCAGTCACCTGTAGCGGCGGCATGGAAACCAGCGGAGATAGAATCGCCGTTGGTTCTTATGGCAGCTCTAGTGCAAGCTTATTATCACTGGATTCATTCGGGGCCGCTGGTATTAACCGAGCTTTCCGGTCTGGTACTTACGTGTTTGGTCAATTTCCAAATCTATCCACTGGTCTAGGTGCCAGTGGCTATCTATGTGGTTCCAGGACCGCGATCAATGCCGCCTTTATTGACTACAACGGCACAACAGCTAGCAATTCTTCTAGCGTATCTCCAACCTTTATCACAGGCTCGCCTTATCTATATGCGTTAAATGTTAACGGAACCGCACAATACTTTAGCGCGATGTCTCTCCAGATCTTTACCAGAGGAGCCGGTCTTACCACGGCCCAGTCTGCCACCCTGCGCAGCCTGAATAATTCCTATATTGCCGCCATTTCGGCAATCTAAAATGGATCTATCAGCTCTGCAAAGAATTACCATGGGACCAGAAGCCGCCATCGCTCTTGCTGCATTAGCCACCGCAATTTGCGGAAGTGGCGTCAAGGCTCTTTATCAGATCGCCAAGGGCCTGGGGAGCTTTGAGGCCCGTATTGGGATCTGGATCGAGCACAGCGAAAGACGGTTTAATCATCTGGAAAAAATTACAGATGAGCATGATGAGCGATTGAGGCAGGGGAAGCTATGAGCAAATTCCTTGGCCCCTGCCTGCTGTTTGCCGGCCTCTGCCTACTAGCCAGCGCGAGTGTGGGCGTTGCTGATTGGGCCGCGTGCCTGCGTGGTCAGGGTGGTGCAGCGTGCCGGGCCCCCCGGTCCGATGCCATGGCGGCCCTCAGTGGCGCCGCAAACGTGGCCCTTGGTGTGGCCCTGCAGGATAGGGGGTCGCCCTAAACAGGTTGGGCGTGAAAAGCCTCTAGCAACTCGTCCTGCCAGGGCTCCAGATCCTCCGCCGTCGTGTCCGCCCTGGCAATGATGATCGGCTCGAAATTGACGATCTCGGCTTTGGTGCTGCTGATGATTTTGACCGTCACGCCGACGATGCCGCGATGGATGCAAGCGGCTGAAAACATGGTGCCCCCTGGCAGCAGATCAAAAGCACGTCCCATGATCCCAAGGCGCCGCCTGCCTTTCAACGGAAAAACCCGCTCCAGGTCCCAGGAGATAGCGGCTGTTGGCACGGCGGCGGCTGGTGTTGCGTCAGCTTGCCGGGAAACCTGGGGCAGCATGAACTGATCAATGGCCCCTTCGATTCGGCTTGATGCGGCGGCACTGGCTACCACCACCCCAATCCTTCCGCACCAACAGGCGGCCTGGAACTGGCTCCAGGAACAACTGACGGCACCCCAGGTGTCGGAATTTGCGGAACTGTTTAGGGCTGACCCTCCGGCCAAGCAAGCCCCCGCCAGGCCATCCTCAAACCCCCTCAGCGGCTTCCCGTATTTTCCGCAACTTGACAACGGCCCCGAGGGGTGGCGGCAGTGCCAAACGTCGTCCCTGGCCATGTGCCTTTCCTACCTGGGTGTGGCCGGCATCCACGACGACACCGACTACCTGAGGGTGGTGCAACGCTACGGGGACACCACCAGCCAGGTTGCGCACCAGGCCGCGCTCAAGGCCCTGGGTGTCAAGGCTCGCTTCGTGCAGGACTGCACCGCTGCCCAGGTTCAGGCGGAGATAGGGGCCGGCTTGCCGGTGGCAATGGGAGTCCTGCATCATGGCCCCGTGCGCGCACCGGCCGGCGGCGGCCATTGGATCACCGCCTATGGGTTCAATGCGACCAGCTACCTCGTGAACGACCCATACGGAGAGCTGGACCTGATCAATGGCCAATGGCTGCGGACAGGGGGTAGCACCGGCAAAGCGCTCCACTACAGCTTCCGCAACCTGAACCCGAGGTGGCTCCCGGAGGGCCCCGCCAGCGGCTGGGCCTGGCTGTTCTCCTAAACCCCAGGGTCAGGCAGCGGAGATGGCCCCACGGTGGGCTCTGAGACGCCCGTGACGGCCAAGGCGATCCCTTTTTCGAGGCAAAGTCTCCGCAGCTTGTTCCACGCACCGGCGCCAGAGTGTGACTCGACGCAATGATCTCCGGCGCAGAGGCGCCAGACTGGCTGACCGGCGACGACCACGACTTCCTGAACGGGGACCAGGGGCTTTGAAGTCACGGGATCGGCGCCATCTGCTGAAGGTTTCCGGGGGCCACAAAATGGGCGCCCTATGAACCACCGCCGAAAAACCCTGCCACGACTGAGGCCGCACTACGACATCCGCGAAATTGACGAGGATTTGTATCTGGCTGTCCTGGCCTGCCGTTTGAGTCAAAATGCGGACCCTGACAGCGATCTGGAGTGTGCGCCGCCATCCCTCCAAGTGACAGGAAGGGACTGAAAGGGCCTCGGAATCCGTCGGTTATGCACGGCTCGTGCATCATGCTCAAGTCGGCAAAACGGACGCGTCGTATTCGCACCCCACCATGGCCTCGATCAATGCCCAGCGCGGCAGGCTCTACCTGCTGGCCAAGCTGCCCCGGCGCAATGGGGGCCCCGGCCTGCAGCAAACCAGGATCTCCTTGAAGCTGGACGACACCCCGATCAACCGGCGGGCAGCGGCCAAGCAACTGGCGACCCTGGAGCGGCAACTGGTCGCCGGCACCTTCGAGTGGGCCTACTGGCTTGACGAGGCCCCCGGAGCGATCACCTGGCGCGAGGCCATCGCTCGGCTTTATCGGGCCCGGGTTGTACTGGGCCGCACGGGGGAGAGCACCTGGCAGGTGAATTATTTGGGCCGCTTGCGGCAGGTCCCCCAGGGAGGAGCATGCACCACCGAGAGCTTGGCAACGGCCCTGGGGCGCTACGACAGGGGATCAGCCAGCTATAAGGAGCTGTACTACTTGCTGCGGCACCTTTCCCGCCTGGTGGCGGTTCCCTTCCCCGAAGTGCCGGTGCCCACATACCACCAGGCCCAACTGGTGGCGGTGCCCACGGATGCGGAAATCATCGCGTGGGTGGAGGAGGCCCCGGATCCGGCCCGCTGGTACTGGGGGATGATGGCCGCCTACGGCCTCAGGCCCCATGAGATCGAGGGTTCGGTGCTGATCGATCGGGACCTATGCCAAGTCAACGAGGCCACGAAAACCGGGTTTCGCACGGTTGTCCCGGTTCCTCGTGAGTGGGTGGAACGGTTCGATCTGCGTGACCGACGCCAGCGGCCAAGGCTGGAAGGGAGCACCAATCGCCCTGATGCGACGAGCCAGTGGCTGAGCAAGGAGTTGCGGCGCCAGGGCCTGTCGTGGCGGCCTTATGCCTTACGCCATGCCTACGCGGCCAGGTTGTGGCGCCAGGGGGGCAGTCGGCTGGATCTCTACACCGCTGCCAGGCTGATGGGCCACACCGCGACCCAACACGCCAAGACCTACCGGGCCCATATCCAGCCCCATCAGGTGGCGGAAGCGGCGGAGCGGGCGCTAGGAGAGGTCATCGCTTGAAAGGCCACAACATGGCAACGGGGAAAATAATCAAAATTATGACTAGCAGATAAATGCAGGCCAACACCATCACCGTTTTATGTCTTTAATGAATTGCTCCTTGCTCCAATGGAGGTTTAACCAGTCGTCAGCTTCTTGCTTGCTAAAAAATGGCCCTATAAAAGCGCGTGGAACCAGACAGCTTTTATCTTCTTTATCTACATCCCACCACCAATTATACCAACCATCAATAGAAGGTTTTTCGTCCCAAACCCAATCATTGTTCGTGAAGGCTTTCTTCCCCTTGGTTTTGATGCCGCAGACCGCAGTGATGCCGCGCACAATGGCGTCCCGCACTTCGGTTGCGGCCGAGGTTCTAGCTAGGCGGTGCTGGTGCCACAACTCGGCCCAGACCCAATCTGCAAGCCTATCGATTTCAGCCTCTGTCATGCTGATCACGGCTGCAGCAAGCCAGGGGCCACGGCCGCTAGGTTCACGCGCACGGTGCGCCTGGCACTGGCAACTGGCGCCAGGTCGATCAGCTCCCGGCCCCAGCGCCACCGGCTCCGGCGGTTGGTGTCGGCCTCGGCCACTAGGCGCTTGATATGGCGGTCGGAGACACCCAGGGCCACCGCAGCTTCGGCGATGGTGAGCAGGGAGCGAGCCATCACGCTGCCACCCCCTGGCCCATGTGGCGGGTGTTGACGAAGTGGCGGGTGAAGGCCACCACGTCAAGCCGCAGGGTCAGGCTGGGCTCTGGGTAGCCATTGACGCGGCGCCAGGCCACGTACTCGGCTTCCAGAGCGGCATCGGCAATGTGATCGGGCTCGGGTTGATTTTCGGCGGCCAGGAGGATGTCCTCCAGCGCAGCCAGCCGCAACTGAACGCCATCCCAAGTGGCGGAATCAACGGGCCGGGCTGGTGGCGGCTCAATGTTCAGGCGCTCTTCCGCCGACGCGATGCGCCTCAGCAGGGTTTCGAGATTGGTGGTGGTGGCAGTCATGGGCGGTGCGGTCGGCGGTGGCGGTGTGCGGCTGTTGCCGTTGCGCAACGGTAAGGCATGGCGCCGGCTTTTGAAAAGCGGTTGTGCGATTGCGCAACAATTACCGGGCACCGACAAACTCAGCCACAACTTGACCAGGATCCACATTGGGAAGTTCACTGCTCAAGGCAATAGCTATTAACTCGTCAGCAGATTTGGAATTACGCAGAACCCATGCAGCTGCTTGCTTAGAGGCCTCAAAATTTATTGGCCAAAGCCCCTGTAATGCTTTTTCAAATGACCAACGACCGAGTTTTAGCTGCTTCAAAACCCACCCCTCACCAAAAGAAGAATCAATTAAAACGCTGTCATCAATGCCACTGTTGCGCAGTTTGGCAACGGCATTAGCAACTGCATGCACATGGGCCCTCCGCTGGGTCGTGGTCATCTCCCACGGCTGCCGTCGCTCTGGCCCTGCAACAAGGCGCGGTGCCTCCTGGGGCGCCTGCTCCGGCAGTGTCCGCACCAGTTCATGAAACTGGTCCGGGTCAGCCATGCGCTGGGCAAGGTCATGTCGTAGGCCCCGTTCGATCATGGGGTGATCAGTGATCACATCCTCCCCGCGTACACGGCAAGTGGCGCGACTGACGGGGTAGACGTAGCGCAGAAGGGCAATGTGAGGCGCCACGTCCCTGGGTGGCTGGGGATCTAACATGCGCTGCTGAACGGCAAACAGCAGGGCCTCTTCGGTGAGGTCGAACTTCGCCCGTTCGGGGAAGGTTTCCCAGGCCATTGTCATGGCGGCTCCGGTGAGCTGTTTGCTCATTGGCAGGAGCTGCATCAGCGTCGTCAGGGCCGTGTGATGGTTCTCGAGGGTGATCATGCGAGCACCTCGCAGACCACGGTCTGGTCGCCAGCGTTGGCGGCTGCTCTTTTGGCGTCCCTGGCCTTGATGAAGGCGATGGATTCCATGGCTGCCTCTTCTGGTGTCTGCCTGCGGCTGAAGGCGGCCTGCTGTTGGGCTAGCCGCAGGCCGTAGGTGCGCCAAAGGGAGTGGGTGACGCTCATCCACGGCTTGATCGAGGCGCGATCAATGCCCTGCTGAAGCTGCGATCGCAGGGCCTCGGTGCCGCCCTGGGGGTCTTCCTGGATTAGGCTGAGCTGGGTAATCAGGCTGGCCCAGGCCCTCTCAGTGCGGGCCCCTGCCTTGGTGGCCCAGAAACCCAGGATCTCTGGGGCTACGGGCATCAGCTCAAACGGGATCAACTCCTCGCAGGGCTCAAACCTGCGCCTTCGAGACTTGATTGGGGTCATGGTCGGCGCTGGTGGTGGTTCGGAAACCATACCGCCCTCCGGAGCTTTGGGAACCGCAGCAACCTTCGGCAAAACCTCAACCGCAAGCGCTTCGAGCTGGTCCTGGCCCGCTCTCCCCCCACTGGGGGGTAAGGGGGGTTCTAAATCTTGTTCAATTCCTCTTGTTAAATCCCTCTTGTTAGGGTCCCCCTTTTGGGGGAGGGGTCCCCTACCCCTTTTGGGGGAGGGGTGGGATGCCCCTTTTAGGGGATCCCCCTTTTGGGGGAGGGATACCCCTTTTGGGGGAGGGGTCTGTTCGTACCTCACATGGAAAAGAGCGGTCTGACCAACACGGTCCACCCTGCTAATCCAGCCGTTTTCCACAAGCCAGCGAAGGCTTGATCGAATGTCCTCGGCCTTCATCCGGCACTCCAGGGCCAACCGGCTGATGGACGGGAAAGCCTGATCGTCCTGGCCCGCGTAGTGCCAAAGCCAGGCATAGACGAAAAGGGTGCCTTTGCGATCGGCGCAGGCTTCGAGCAGGGCGATTGGCACCTGGGCAAACCGTGGTCGCGTAATTCTTGGTTGCGTCAAACTGGCTGCCAATTCGGCAGCATCTTGGGCTTGGGCCATGTAGGATGATTCCGCAATTTGGACTTCAAAAGCCCTCCGCGTTTGGTCGCTCGGGGGGCTTTTTTGTGCCTGGATACCCCTCCGGGCATGACCAGCACCCGGCCATCCTACGGCAACTGCACCATGGCGCTGCGCTTGCGCAACCTTGAAACCAGGGCGCCGCGCTAAGCCATCGATGCCGATTCTTTCGGTTTGTTCCCTGATGACTGGCGTACCCTTTGGGAATGAAAGCCACCACCTGCCTGCGTCAGGCCCTGGACTGGCCCACTTTGCCACCACCACCACCGCCGACCGTGCCCGATTCCCTCCCACCAGGCCGCCAGCTGGCGTCGCGGCGCCACCTGCAGGGCCGGCAGCACCTATCCGCCGTCCTCAATTTTTGGCTCGCACGATCCGGCCTTAGCCATGAGCAGCTTGGATCCATCGCTGACTGGGCCATGTCCGAGAAGGGCCTGCTGTCTTCACCGCAGATAAGCCACCTGCGCAACGGGACTGTAGTCAAGCCGTCGCACCGAAACCTGGATGCCCTGGGGGGCGCCAACATGGCGATATGGCTATGGCAGCACCGTGGCCCGGAGGTGTGCTTGCGTCGCTACGGGCCCCACAGCGCCTACCGCATCCAGGATGAATGGCTGCAAAATGCCATCTGGCTGCACCACCCTGAGCACACCGATGAGGCCCTGAACTACGCCGATTTTTGCGATCTGCAGGCCGGCTACCTCGTGCTGCCCTACCTGGGTGAGGTCAACCTTAGCCCCAGCGAAACCAAGGCCATGAACTTGGCCCTGGCCGATCTGTTTGACGGCCTGGCGCAGGAGCGGATGGGTGATGGCCAGACGATGCGGCAGGCCCTGGAAACCGTGCTGGCCGCCTACCCGGCAACGGCCTCAAGAGATCGCCGCGAGCACCTGCGCAACGTGATCATGGGCACCGCCGACTACACGAAGGCAGAGCTGGAAAAGGAGCTGTTTTTCCTGGCTGAAACCGTCAGGATTCTTCGAGCACTCCCAGAGGGAGAGTTTGGGCCTGGTGATCTGCACGCAGAGTTGTCTGCAGGGCGCCGCCGCGCCTGACGACGTGGAACAGGTAGGAGCCCCCCAGCCAAACCTCGGCTTCGGTGATGGCGGTCTGCTCGCATAGGGCCCGCCAGATCGCATCTGCCTGGTCCTGGTCAGCGGCGAGGATCCTGATGGGCTGGAGCGATGCAGGCATTGAATTTGGCACAATTTTCCTAGGAGAATCGATCCCCCCCCCCCGCAAGAATGTTGCGAAAGGTCAATGGCTATGCGTTTTGTGCATAACGCAACGGGAGGGGCCGGAATGACTTCCGCTTCCCAGCCTAGCCGCTGCGGTTTCCAAAGGGCCCAGGGAGAGGTTAAAATCAAAAAGCCAGGGCACAGCCCCCACAGCCAGCGCCCTGGCGCCACCACCATCCGACCGCCATGACTGAGCTTTCTGGGCCCTTGGCCCCACCAAACCTCGGCGCTGTAATAACCAGCGCCGACATTGATAAAAAGGGCACCGGCTCCTACGCTGCTGATTACGTCAACTGGTGCCGCACCGCCCAGCTTCTGCGTGAACACGCGCCAGGTTGGCAGTTTCACCTTCGGCCCACCGCCAACGGCCAGCACGTCTGGAGTGCCCCCAATGGCACCGGCTACGTGGTTGGCTACTTTCAGGGCCCTGGTGGTGACTGTACGCCTGATTTTCCCCAGGCGGTGATGGACAACCGCAACGTTGCCGTTGCACTGGAAAATGTAGATGCTCGCGATCTAACCGATACCCACCGGCGCTGCCTGTGCACAGCCGCCGCTGCTCAGTTTGGCCTGGCATGGCAGTTGTGGGCCAAGGAGCCGGTGGAGAATCCGCATCGTCAAACGGAATCAGCTTCAGACGGGAAAGCCGCAGACCGCAGTGCACCTGCTAATCAGTCGCCAGCACGGCGAACATCTACCAGGCAAGCGGCTCCGACAAGTCAGGCGCCATCCGCCAGGCCCCAACAAGCTCAGCAGCCCAGCGCCGTCCCAGGGCAAGTCACCCTCGCCGCCGTCACCAAGCGCTGCCTCGATGCAGGCATGACCCCTGATGGGATGCGGGCGATGGCTTACGAACTCAGCAAAGGCAAAACCGCAGAGATTGGAGGGCTGAATGAGGCTGTCAAGGGCAAGATCTTGAACCTTGGTGTGTCGGCCGCATGGGTGGCCAAGTGGAACGCCGCCGGGGCTTCTTCTTCGATTGCCGAATCAGGCGATGACGATCCGCCGCTGGCCTGGGGCCTTGCTCCCATTACTGCCGCTGCCTGATCAATGGCCCGCCGGGGCCCACACGGCAACTTGTAATTTTCACTTACAACTTCACCATCATGGCATCACTCAATGTCTGCAGTTTCACCGGTCGCGCTGGTCGTGATCCTGAAACTCGTTATTTTGAATCTGGCTCAATGGTTGCTGAGTTCAGCATTGCCGTCGACGGCAGGAAGCGTGACTCAAAACCCCTCTGGCTCAACTTGAAGATATGGGGAAAGACTGCTGAAGTGGCAGCAAACTATGTGCGCAAGGGCAGCAAGGTTGCTGTTTCGGGTTCGCTTGAAAGCGAAACATGGACCGATAGGGCTTCTGGTGAAGAGAAAAGCAAGATGGTTCTCAACGTCAAGGAACTCACCTTGCTGGACAGCAGGCGGGATGACCTTGGCGGTGGAGGCTACGGCGGCCCAGCATTCGATGAAGAAGTGCCGTTCTGATGGAGGCCTTTACCTTTCGGGTCGAGGGCATGGCGCCAGCGCCGCAGGGCAGCAAGATCCATCTGGGCCGGGGGGTGATGATCGAATCATGCGCCAACGTCAAGCCCTGGCGGGCGATGGTGGCCCATGCTGCTATTGCCGCCAAGGTGCCCCTGCTCCGGGGCCCAGTGCGGATGTCGGCAGTGTTCCTGTTTCAGCGACCGGCAGGGCACTACCGCAAGGACGGCACCCTGAAGCCGACAAACTCGGCACTGACCAGCGCCACCGGCAAGGGGGCGCCGATGTTCCACTGCGTCAAGCCGGACGCCAGCAAGCTCCAGCGATCCACTGAAGACGCCCTTTCAAACTTGGCTTACGAGGATGACGCACGCCTGGTCGGTTGCGTGATTGAAAAAAGGTGGTGCGCTGGTGATGAAAGGCCAGGAGCACTGATCACCCTGATTCCGCTCCAAAAGCAAAGCCCCTGACGTTTCCGCCAGAGGCTTTGCCCACCACCAGGGGCGACCGCCCCTAGTGCAGTGGGTACCACCCCGCCTGCCACGCCATTGTATCAGTCCTGACGGTGGCTAGAGGTGGTATGTTTGGGGAGTCGGCAAATCCGACGCACCATTTTCAACCAACTGGAGAGGCCCTGAGTGGCCCCGGTTGGTAATTACCACCAAGAACCATGAACACCTTCAAGGCTCTGCTCCAAGCTGACTGGGCTCCTGCAATCGAATCCATCGCCCGTTTCTTGGGCCGGCTGGTTGCTGTGGCGATCGTCTTGATCCAGTGGGCCCAGTTCACCCAACGCCGGCCATGGGCGGGCTTGCTTGCGGTGATCAGCTCCCCTCGATCCACTGGCAGCTCCCCTCGACCCAGGTCCATGGCGCCCCTGCTGCTGCAGCCGGCAGCCCCGGTCCTGCTGCTGGCCGCTGCACCTGAACCGATCGCGCCCACCCCAGCGGCACCACCGGCACGCAAGCGAGGGCGGCGAGCAACTCGTCAACCCAAGCCAGTGGCTTGAGGCAAAAAAAGGGGGCCATCCAGCCCCCCTTCGATCTCTCCAACAGTTTCACCCAACTTTCTGCGTTTTGCGCCCCCATGTGCTAGCAAGCTGACCGCTGGTCAGCGCCTCATGGGCTTCGTCGAGCTCACCTAGCGCCACACCCAGAGCGATCATCGATTTACGGTCCATCATCCGCTGTGCCCGCAGTTTCAAGGCCTCGATCTTTCGCCTGGCCTCCACCACCAGGCCAACAGCCTCCTGCACTTCCCTGGCCATCGGGTCGTAATGCTCCACCTCTGTGGTGGCTTCCCCATTGGAAACAGGTCGCACCGAGGAAATCCTGGCCTCCTGAGGGGCGGCAGGCACCACCCGAACCACCTTGATGAGCGTGCTGGCCTGGTGCTGCCGGTAGTTTTCGGCAGCAACGGAATCCCGCCACTCAAAGGCCGGGTGAAGGGGGGCCTCCTCGGGCCTGGCCTCATCGACAACCACAGCGGGGATGATCGTGCCATCGCGCTGGCGGATCCGGTCCAGTTCGCTGCCGGCGGTCTGGGCATCGATGCCGAGAGTTTCATCACCATCCTCGATGCGGAAGGTGTACTCTGTCTGCGCTTTAGTGAAGTTCATTGATCAGGGGATAGGGAATGAGGGGGCCCATTCATGCCCCCATTCTGCTGCAATTTGGCAACGGCAACGCCAGCCACGCCTTGCGGTTGCTTGCACCGTCAAGCCAGGCCACGCCGGCCGAACCGGGCCTTGCCTAGTCAAACCACACCTCGCTGGCCGAACCTTGCCTTACTTTGCCTAGTCAGACCTCGCCTGCCTGGCCGTGCCCAATCGGGCAATGCCGGATCACTCCACGCCTGCCTAGCTATTCCGTGTCTACCAAGCCATGCCAACGAAGCCATGCCTGCCGTGCCGCTCCTGGTCTGGCAACTCCACACCTCGCCACACCTGCCGTCCCGTTCCCGGTACTGCCGATCCCCGCCTTTCGGGCCATGCCTGCGATCCCTGGCCATTCACTACCGCGTCCCGCATCGTCACGCCATGCCTGCGACACCTTGGGGTGCCATTCCTCGCCTACCTCGCCTGCCTGTCTAGGCCGAACCTAGTCCAGCCATCGCTGCCTCGCCTGCCGCTCCTTTCCTGTCCGTGCCCAAGAAGCCTTGCCGGCCACGCCAATTCGGTCCACTGCGCCCAAGCCTTGCCCACGGTGCCTTGCCTGCCAACCCGTGCCAATTCAGTCCTGTCTTCACCTCGCCACGCCTGCGCTGCCGTGCTTTGCATAGCCCGACCACGCCTAGCCAGCCGCGCCAATGGTTTCCACCCCAGGCCACGCCTAGCCGGCCATAACTGGCCAGGCCGTGCCTTGCAAAACCATGCCGGCCATTCCGGTCCAACCTGAGCGTGCCACGCCTGCGAAACCCTGCGAATCCTTGAAACGACGCACGTTGCCTAACCTGCGATGCCAGGCCCGGGCAACGGCATGACCGCCACCAAGGCCGTGATTGATCCTCAGATGATCTCGAACAGCCCAAAGCCCAGGCCGGCAGATGCCTTGCTGTCGGGCCTTCCTTCGCCGATGCCGACCTGGAGGCCCACCCGGCTGATCAGGTTGACAAGATCGGTTGAGCTGAACATGCCGGCGTCGTAACGCATCCGCAGGACGGCGGCCCATTCCCGGTACATCGGCCGGCAGCGCAGATCCACCACGCCCGTGGCATTCCGCGTTGGGGCCACCCACTGTTCAGCCTCTCCTTCGGTGAGACGCACCAGGGGGGCGCCATCCACCTTGTCGAACCCGTCAGCAAAAACGCTGAAAGCGAGCTTGGCGTGGGTCATCTTGACGCCCACCGTTTTGCACGCGGAGATCGCACCGTTTCTGAAAGCGGCAGCGTGAATGCCCTCCCAACCCTCCGCAGAAATGTGCTTGGCATTCTCGAACAGGGCATTGAAATCCTTCGGCTCGCGCACCTTTTTGCCCCTGGCACTGCTTCCAGCCTCCTGGGTGGCCCGCATCATCTCGATCGCTTTGGCGCTGAACCGGTTGACAACAAGTGGGCTGGTGCCCCTGATGTTGATGTCGATTCGCCGGAAGTCCGGGGCTTTGATTGAGATGGCCTCTTCTGCGGCCGGTGCTGCTTTTGCTTTGGTGGCGGTTGCCATTGGTGGTGCTCTCGCGTGGTGATGATCAAGAGCCGTGCCGAGCCAGCCGCTGGCCTTGGCCGTTGCGGTTTCCAAATGCTACCGTACCTAGGTCAATGCGAAACACCACCAATGACCGCCACTGCCACCCGCCCTCCCGCCGCCGAGCAGGCCACCCCGCAGGCAACCAGCCTCTATGGCCTTGTTGGTGATGCCTACCGACTGGAGGTTGCCATCTCAGAGGCCGCTGAGGGCCTGGTTAGCGACGACCCCGAAGTTGTTGAAGCCGCCACCGCCGAGCTGGAGGCCCTGCTGGCTGCCGGTGAAGATGCCAAGGACGCCCTGCTGGCCAAGGCTGATGCCTGGTGCTGGGTGATTGATCGTCTTCGTGATCAGGCCGCTGCCCGCCGCGCCCATTCCGCTCGCTTGGTGGCCCTGGCCCAGGCCGACGAGCGCAAGGCCGATGCCATGACGGACAAGCTGGTCGATCGGCTCTTGTTCCTTGACCCGACGGCCACGAAGTTTGACCTGGCCAGCCACCAACTGAAGAGCACCAAGGTCACCACGGTCGAAATCGAAGACGACATGATTCCTGAGGATCTGCCCGCCGAGTACCAGCGCACCAAGACCACGGTGCAGGTGGATCGCGTGGCCCTAAAGGCTGCTCTCAAGGCCGGCACCGAGGTGCATGGCTGCTACCTGTCAGAAGGCCGCTCCTGGCGACTGGGCTGATCATGCCGACCTGCCCCCACTGCGGCGCCCCGGGCCACCAGCAACCGCCAATGTTTGTGGCTATCACCCCAAGCATGACCGTCAAGGACCACGACGGCATCGCCACCAGCCCAGCCCCCTTAGTTCTGCAACCATGACCGCTATTTCCACGGATCTCACCAAACTCACGCTTGAAGAGCAACGCCAAAACCTGCTACAAGTCGCTCGCACTGTCTTGGCTGATCCGTCCACCCTCGACATGTTGAAGTTTCATCGGCTCACGGCGGAACAATGGCCACTCGTTTATCCATACAACGTTTATCCATTCAAAACCGACGTGGAGACCGGAGTGGAGACCGGATGGGCCGAAGTGGCGGCCGCCCATTGCGGCACGGTTCATTGCATCGCGGGACACGCCATTGCCAACGCCGGGGCGGCCGGCTTTCAGCTCGCCCGTGACTACGACGAACCAGAGGCCGGCCGCATGCTGCTTGGGAACGAGGCGGCCGAGCACTTCTTTGACGACGATGACGACGCCTTTGATTTTCTTCGGGCCGTTGTGGCCATCGAAGAAGAAAGGCTCGAGGATCCCGCTCTCAAACGCCCTCTACCGGCAGGGGCTGGCTCTGCGCCAGGAACAGGAACTTGTGAGCGAGTACCAGTAGCCTGACGCTGCCGGGTCGGTCCCATCCGCAAGGACGGACGCGGTGAGCGGGTTTGAATGGGCCTGCTCTGAAACCGTACCGAAGGCCCGGTTTCAACCGGTGAGGGCTGGCCCATGGCTGGCCCTTTCCCATTGCGCTATGGTGTGAAAGCTCGGCAGAGGTGTCGAGCATCATTCGATGTATTCACCATGAAAACCCTGGCCATGCCCGCCTTCCCTGGCGGGTCTCCGTTTGCATCCGCCGTTGACCGCGCCCTTTGGGAGCTGGGCTACCCCAACGACTTCGAGACCGAGGCTGAGGCCCGCGCCGCCGTCGCTGAACTGCGCCGCCTGCCCGCCTTCGCCGACACCACCTTCAACTTTGTGGAGGCTTGAGCTATGACCCGCGCAACCCTGGCTACCTGCGAGTGCTGCGGCGAGCCGCTGGCCCTGGCCCCCGCCAAACCGGCAGCGCCCCAGATCGAGGCCCGCGAGTGGAACGGCCATCCGATCCAGCGCCGCCAGGTCGATGGCTTCGTGAACGCCACGGCCATGTGCAAGGCCAATGGCAGGCACCTGCCCCATTACCTGGCCAACGGCCGCACAGCCGAGTACCTGCAAGCCCTCTCGGGGTCAGTCGGAATTCCGACGGACCTCCTGAAGGTCTCTATCGGCAACGGCCCCAACCACCTGCGAGGCACCTGGATCCACCCTCGCCTGGCGGTGGACCTGGCCCGCTGGATCTCACCCGCCTTTGCCGTCTGGATGGACGGCTGGTTCCTTGAGCAGTTCCAGCCCTCCCCTTTGCCCACCACCACCAACCACCAGCCCACCTCCAACCACCGAGGAATCCTCGGCAATCCCCGCATCGTGATTCACGCCGCCTCTGATCAGGAGGCCGCCGCGTGCTGGGAGCAAGTCGTGGCCACCACCGTGCTTGATGGCCTGATTCATCACCGCCGGCGTGCCCGCCAAGTAGGAGCCTCGCCCAGATACGAGGTGGCCTTCACCGCCTGACCACTGGCCCTGGGACTCCCCGGGGCCTTCCTTTTGGCCCAGTTGTTACCGTTTCTGAAGCGCAACACCGCGCCGGCTTTTCAAAAGCGGCTTTAACGGGCTATGCTTTGTGAACCGGGGCAACCCGGCCACCACCACCCCAGACCGCCAGCCATGACCCGCTTTTCCATCCTTGTCACAAACAGCCGCAACGGTGGTCAGCACGAATTGACAATCGAAGCAACAAACGAGCTCCACGCGTCAGAAATTCTCAAAGCCACCCGCCCCCACTACATCATCAAACGAATCGACGCCATTTAATTCCCACCACGGCCCGCCGGAGCCCATCCGGCACTCCACACCACCACCCCAGACCGCCAGTGATCAAAGCTCTTGCCGATGCCCTTTTGACCATCGGCCACCACCCCCTCTGCTCCGCTGTTGAGGTCGAGCAAGGCGACAGCGACGGCCTTGCCTTCTTCCTGGACAACGGCAAAACCGGCGACCCCGCCTGGCCCGCTGACCTGGAGGCCACCATGGCCGATTACGACCAGATCGGCCCTTACCGCCTCACGGTGATCCTGCCCCTGGCCACTGAAACCTGGGACGACGAGCCCGGCTGGGAGACCCCCTCGGCCGCCGAGCGCAATCCCAGCATGTTGGCTTGCGCCTAAGCCTGCTGCCCTTTCCAAATCACATTGCCCCGCTTCCGATGCCCACGATCACCCACACCACCCGCCAGCAGCCGGTGGCCACGGCCTTGGACAAACTGCTGTCCAACGCTGAGGCCACCGCCAGGGCCCTCGTTGACAACGCTTTCGAGGATGGCAGGCCGGTGGATGCCCTTGCAGCCCGCAACTGGTGGAACCGGTTGGATCGCATTGCTGACCTGATCGCTGATTCAGCTCATCAGCCCAGGCTAAGTCAGTCCTACTTGCCCTCGTTTCGCTCATTCAGCGGTAAGGAATTCCTTTGACACCCGGGGGCATAGCACCGAAGTGACTTTCGGCTCACTGCGCTCCCAGGCGATGCCATCCACTGCTCGGGTCATGCGGTGGAACCAAGCAGCCGTGTAGAAGCGGATGCCAATGGCCTCTCATCTGTAACGGGACCCGTCGCGGTCTGTCGTTGATACCAGGGCGTTGGGCCCCATAGGACGGCAGCAAGCGCAGCGCCAGTAAGACCCCAAGCTTTTTCCAGCAACAGTTATGGCCTTCTCCATCGTTTACCACCGACCGAACACCCATGCAGTCGCCATCCTCCCCGGAATCTTCCAAGCCAACAACCTCCAGCAAACCGACTGGGTTACCCCAGAGGGTTGGTCAGCCAGTGACGCCAGACTTGCCTTTGAGGCGCGGCATCCAGGCTGCACCGTCCTTCGTTGTGACGAAATCGAGGGTATCGAGGGTTCTATCGGATGAACCGGTACTTCCTGCCTTCTCTCGCCGGCGCAGCGGTGCTCCTGTGGATCGCACAGCGGAGGCCCAGTGCCCCTGCCCGCCCACCGATCGCGGAATAGGCCCGGCCATCCTGGCCGCCGCCCTTTTGTTTGCCGGTGGTCTAGTGCTTGCCCAGGCCCTGTTCAGCCGTGACGCCGAGCAGATCCGGCTGCATCAGCAGCAAGTCGCTCCGGTGCTGCGCCATGACTAAATCATGCTGCGGCAACTGCCGATTTGCGGTGATGCGTGACGGCGAGCGGGGCGCCTGCCACCGCTACGCCCCACAGCCCTACCCCAACCGTGACCCCTGGGTTCACTGGCCGGCGATCATGGCCTCCAACTGGTGCGGGGAGTGGTCACCACCACCACCCACCGATGACGATCTGTTTGCCGACTATCACCTGTCAGCCCATGGGACACCGGTTCCATTTGAGACAGCCCCATCGGCGCCTGCTGCAGACATTCCCCAGGCGCCGATGACCTACGACGATCCCTTTTCCGATCCCCTTCGATGACATACCAAGTCAGCTGGTACGCCAAGCGCACACCAGGCCCGGGCCGCCGCGCTCATGTTGGAAATGAGTGGTTTGACCATTTTCCTGACGCCAGGAAAAAGGTCGAAGCACTGCTTGAGAAAGGCATGGAAGTGCGGATCCTGTTGGTGAAAGACTGATGTTTAACTCCGACTTCTGCCCCACCCCACCCGAGGTGGCCCCTGGCCCTGACGCCTGTTGCCCCGACAAAAACCTAAAGCAAGAACATCGGCAACCGAACATCGCCTTTCATCAACCTCATCATTTAAATCCATGGAAATTGAAAACGATGAAATAGCAATGGCCGCCATTGTTTATTTCAAAGACCAAAACTATTCGATTGAACAAGTCTTGCTTGCAATGGCCGTCAAGCCAAAGACAGAGCCTGAAGACCTCTTGCCGTGGCCAGTTGGAGCGGTAGTTCGAGAAGTAAAAACAGGGTATCGCCTTATTTTAACTGAGCCACTCGTGCCAAGCGATGATTTTGAATTTGTATGCGAAAAAGCGCATGGAGAAAAGCCAGATCCTGATTACTCGTATATGTGCAATAACCGATACTGTCGCTGTAGTAACTAAAAGCCGTAAACTTATTACTGCAAAAGCACCATGAGCACTGACATTCGCGCCGCCCTGGAAAACCTGCTTTTCAGGCTCGATGCAACAACCGATCGCACCGGCCCCGTGCCGGCATGGGTGGATTCCTATTATGCCGCCCGCGCCGTCCTGGCTCAGACGGAAGGGAACGACATCCCTGCTGGGCCGCTCTCGGAGCAGGACCTATGCCAACAATGGAATGCTCAGGCTGACGAGTTGAACCAGTGGGATTCGCTGGACACCTCTGAGCAACTGGCCTGGGCTCAGGACCGCGCTGTTGCTGTTGACCGCAACCGCCGTGTCGCCTTGGTTGAACCGGGAGGGGAGGGCCCACTGCCAACCAATTACATCGACTCTGAGCACCAGGGGAAGGACCTCGAACTACTGCAGACTTTTTACCAGGCCTGCGCGTCCGAGGGTGGCACCGCTGATGAGATTTGCCTGCGTGGCATCCGTGCGGTTCTCGCCCGCTGGGGCCGCCCCGCAGCACCGCCAGTGCCGGGCGGCCCATGGAGGCCGATTCCCGCGCCTCTATGGGGTGTGCCTGGGCAGGCGGCTGCGCCGGTAGATCGGTTCACCAACGCCGACCGCCTGGCGCTGGCGTTATGTGTCTCCATAAACGGCGCGGCTGGCTGTCCCATTGGCCCATGCGAAGAATACAGTCGTCGCTCCACCGCCGTTGCCCGCGAGCTTGCCGCGATCCTGCGCGAGCACCACGGGGGTTCGTCTCAGGTCGCCGATTGGCTCGATGGGGTGGGGGAGCACCCATGAGCAATACCAAGCGCTTCGGCTGGGGCCTGCGCATCCTCCAGGTGCGTTCCATCAACGGCGCCCCCGAGGCCCTTGTCCTCCCGCCCGATCACGAGGCGCCCTTTTGGATGGACCTTCGCCAGATCGCCCAGCACCAAGCCCGCACCATCTACGAACCCCGATGATCCTTGCCGACTTCCAAATCCGCGCCCTGTGCGAAGCGGGTATGGTCACACCCTTTGATCCCACCCTGCTCAATCCCGCCAGCCTGGACCTCCGCCTGGGGGACAACATCCTCATCGAGTCCGCCGAGGGGCCCACCCTTGTGCCTTGCTCAATCGCTGGCCACACTCCACAGAACCCCTACCGCCTGGTGCCAGGGGCGTTCTGTTTGGCTGAAACGCAGGAGATGTTTAACCTGCCCAACTGCATCGCCGCTCAGTTTGTGTTGAAGTCTTCCCGTGCTCGCGAAGGAATTCAACATCTTCTTGCCGGGTTTGCTGACCCCGGCTGGCATGGTTCACGCCTCACCTTGGAAATCAAGAACGTCCGCCAGCTCCACTGGGTTGGCATCTGGCCTGGCCTCAAGATCGGGCAAATGAAATTCATGAAAATGGATTCCACACCCCTGGCCAGCTATGCGCAGACCGGTCGCTACAACGGGGATGCGACCGTCACAGCTTCGCGTGGCTGACCGCTGCGCTCGCTGTGCAGCTGGCGGAGGCAAGCCCCCTGTCGCTCAAGTTTCCGATCCCATGCCGCCTGTTACCTTTCTCAAAGCGCAGTAATGGCTTAGGATTGCTGTATCGCAACGCCATTGGAACCTGTGCCCTCTGGTGGCCGCCCCTCCAAGCTCACCGCTGAATTGGTGAAAGCTGCACGCTTGGAAGCGGCCCACGGTCTTCCTGTGGCCTTGATTGCGGATCGACTTGGGATCGGAAGAACAACCGCTCATAATTGGATCAACAATGCTAAAACCAAAGGCGAAGACAGCCTCGAATATCAATTTCGGGATGCCATCTTTCAGGCAGATGCTGAAGAGTGCAAAAACCTCCTGTCAGGATTAAGGCTTGCCGCCAAGGGAGACGAGAAAAATTCGCCGAATGCTTGGGCCGCAACCTGGCTGCTAACCCATCACCCCAGACTGCGTGATCACTTCTCCGACGCCGCCGCCGATCGCCGCGTAGAGCGCAAGACGGTCGCCACCATCATGGATGCCATTGCCGCAGCCGCCCTGGCACCGGATGACGAGCGCCGCCTGCAGCTTCAGATCCAGGCCCACGGCCTCGGGTTGCCGCCGGCAGACGAGGGGGACGCATGACCGACTTAGTCCATACCCTGCTGTCTCGCCGTGCCCTGCTGCCGCCTTGCGCTGTCCTGGACTGCCTGGACCTCGCCGACTGGCTGGGCCCACGGATTCGGGCCGGCCTGACGCCGCACGTCACCACGGCTGACCTGGAGAACCGTTGGAGCTGCACCCAGTCCACCGTCAGCCGCCGGGTTTCGGCACTGATGGAGCACGGCTTGATCGAGGCCACGCTGCAGGCAGGGCCTGGCGCCTACTGGGCGGTGAAGCGCGTGGGGCCGGTAGCGTGACCCCCATCCGCGCGGCTCATCCCTCCGCACGCCTTGCCCTGCTGGAGCTGGAGCAGGAGGCCACCACTGCCACCCTTGCGCCTCAGGCACCCTACACGCGGTCCTTTGGTGATCACATCGCAGCGGTTTATCCCAAGTTCTCTTTCAGCCGGCACAACACCCGCCTAATTGACATCGGCCAACGCATTGGTGCCGGTGAGATCTCCAGGTTGCTGCTGATGCTGCCGCCACGGCACTTCAAATCCACGATCTTCAGTCGATTCCTGCCGTCCTGGTTCATCCGCCGTTACCCCGATCGCACCTGGGGACAAGGCGCCCACAGCCAACCCCTCGCTGAAGAGTTCGGGCAGGCGGCCCGTGACTACTTCACCGCTTCCGGTGGCATCCTTGACCCGAGCAGCGCCGGCAAGGGCCGCTGGAAGGTCGCCGGCCAGCTTGGTGGGTTCTGGGGTGCTGGCGTCGGCAAGGGGACCGGCCTGCCGGCCCACTTCATCAATGTCGATGACCCGATCAAGAACCGGCAGGAGGCTGAATCCGCCGCCTACCGCCGGCAGCTTTACGACTGGTGGAGCACCGTGCTTAACACCCGGGAGGAGCCCGGCTGCAGCAAGTTGATCACCCACACCAGATGGGCCGATGCCGACCTCATCGGCTGGCTGATCACCCAGGTCGAAGAACTTGAGCGCGATGGCAACGCAGATGCGGCCGAGCCATGGCACGTGATCCAGATGCCGATCATCGCCGAGCCGGTGCAGGTTGCGGTCCCCGCGACGCTCACCCTGGAGGTCGACGACCGCCAACCTGGGGAGGCCCTGGACCCCGATCGCTACAACGCCGAGTGGGCCCGCAAGAAACGGCTGAACACACCAGAGCGAGATTGGGCGGCCCTCTATCAGCAGCGACCCCAGCCATCTGGTGGCACGGTCTTCAATGCGGAGATGCTCCGCTTCTACGGCACTCGGGAGCGGCCTGGCCTCGAGGGTGACGCGATGCTGCCAGATCGGTTCGTTCGCAAGCTGGCGAGCCTGGATTGCACCTTCAAGGACCTCCCAGGCAGTGACATGGTGGCCATGCAGCTATGGGGCCAGGACGGTGCCGGCGCATGGCTGATCGACCTGGTGAACCAGCGCCTTGACTTTTCGGCGACCATGGACAGGATCCAGACCCTGTGGCCTGCCTGGGGCTTTGGTGAGCTGCTGGTGGAGGACAAGGCCAATGGCAGCGCCGTGATCAGTGTTCTCAGACGTGCCGCCGCCGGCTTCATCGTTCGAGCGGTTGACCCAGTGGGCGGGAAGGTGGCCAGGGCCAATGCTGCGACGCCAGAGTTCAACCAGGGCCGCGTCTTCTTTCCCCGCTGGCACCCACTGACGGGAGTGCTCACCGGGCAGTTGCTGAAGTTCCCCGGCGACAGCTTCGACGACCAAGTGGACGCCTTGAGCCAAGCGATCAACACCATGCAGTCTACCGGCCCGATGCGCGTGACTACCGCCACCTACGGCCATGGCGCTGTGGCACAGCCTCCGCGACCGGAGCCACCGCCCCGGCGGCAATCCGCTATTCCCGGCCTCCGATGAACACTCTTTCCAGACCGCAACAGACCGATGCCGTCCCTCAACCTGCCCAAGGCGCCTCTCTCCCAGCTGATCGGCAAGCCGGTGGCGGGGACGTGGAGACTGCGCCAGACCACCAACGGGAGCCATTTGGAGTTGTTCCGTTTCGGGGGGAGCTGGAGCCCACCGTCACCAGCAGTGAGGATCCATCAGGCCCGGCCCGGCAGTCACGCGGTCCTGCTCGATCGCGGCGAGGTGTTCGTGCAGGAGAGCCGCTAGAGCAACCGGAGAAATCCGGCGCACCCCCGCGCACCGAGCTATCAGAGCGGCTGATCGTCGAAAACCAGGGCCTGGCGCACGCAGCGGCGAACAAGTGGGCCCGCCGGTGCTCCCGGCCGTTTGAGGACTTCCTGGGGCCCGCCCTGGAGGGCCTGATCAATGGCTGCCGCCGCTATGACCCATCCAGGCTCAACCCCGCCACTGGGCGTCCCTACGCGGTGTCCTCCTGCGTCTGCCAGTTCATCGAGGGCGCCATCAAACATCACATCCGCGACCACGGTTACGACGTGAAACTGCCGTCGAAATGGCGTGAGCACTACCCCCGGGTGAAGCGGTTGCTGGCCGAGGGCCAAAGCCTGGCGCAGATCGTGGAGGCCCTGCCGGTGTTCACCCAGGACGAGATCACCGAGATGATGGGCGGCATGGTCGGTTCCATCGAACTGGAGGACGAGCTAACCCTGTTCAGTCAGCACCAGCCCCAAGCCACCGAAACGGACATCGCGCCGACGCTCTATGCCCTGACAGAGGCCGCCTTCGCCAGCCTCAGACCCGCTGACCGTGGGCTCCTGGAGCGATGGGCCGCCGATCCCGCCCGCCGGCCCTTCCCGTCTGGTCCGATGCTGCAGTTTCATGGCCGCCTGAAGGCCCAGCTGCGAGGCCGCACCCTGGCCCAGTTCCGTCAGGGCCTGCTGGGCATCGAGATTGCCGTCAGGCCCCCGGAGCCCCGCGAGCGCCGCCCCCGGCAGCCGAAGCCGGCCCCCGTGGTGCAGTCGTCCCTGTTTGCCCGCCGCAAGCCGCATCCCAAGGCAGTGAAACTGTGATCGGAAAGCTCAGGAAAGGCAGAGAATCGGGCGCTGGTGAAGTCTGAGCATCCTGGAACCGACCCGAAGCTGCCATCCTTCAGGCATCCGATCCTGGTGGAGCAGGCCGAGGATCTGGAGCGGGCATTTGATGCGTGGTACTGCTTGAAGGGCGAGAAAGTCAAGCGTAAATACCTGGTCCAGGAACAAGCTGAGCCGTCACTGGCTTACGAAGGACGCCTTAAGCGTGCGGTGTTCAGCGACTTCTTCAAGGCCGGCATCGAGGCGTTTGCTGGGGTGCTCTCGCGCAGTGATCTAGTAAATCCCCCACCCAGCTTTGAGAAGGCCGAAGACAATGTGGACCTAGAGGGCAACAGCCTGCAGGCCTTCTGGCTCACCGTCGATTCTCTGTCTTTACGGGATGGCGGTGTGCCGATCCTGGTCGAAATGCCTGACGGCCAGCCCACTGATGGGGCCAGTGAAGCCGCGATGAAGCGCAGGCCTTACCTGGTCAACCGCACCCGGTCAACCATGCTGAACTGGCGCACGACCATCGTCAATTCGGTGGAGGTTGTCGTTCGCTGCACTTTTCTGGAGTGGGCCGAGATTGATGATCCTGACGGTGACTTCGGTGTTAAACATGAGGAGCGGTATCGGGTGATTGAACCCGGCAAGTGGACCCTCTACAGATTGGCCAAGCGTCTCGATGGGACCATGGCCCTGGAGGAGGTGGGCAACGGCCAATACTTGGACGCCAATCAGCAACCGCTGAAGGTCTGCCCGGTGGTCTGGTATCCGGCCGAGCGGACTGGCTTTGGCAAGGGAGCCCCCCCTTTGCGGCAGGTGGTTGAGCACTGCATCGAGCATTTTCAGATGCGTTCAGATCTGAAAGAGAAAACCCACCGTTGCGCCATGCCGGTGCCCGTCCGCAAGGGCGCCCCGCCGCCAATGCCTGGCCAGGGGCCCACGCCATTGGTGATTGGCCCGAACACGGCCATTGACGTAGAGAAGGATGGAGACTTCTATTTCGCTGAACCTTCGGCAACGTCTCTGGCGGAGCAGCGCAGCCAGATTGAGGCGGTTGAGACGCTGATCAATTCGCAGCTGCTGGGGTTTCTCAGCGGGGACAGCAAGCAGACCAAGACCGCCACCCAGGCTCAATTAGAGGGGGGCCGCACCCAGGTCAACATCAAGGCCATGGGCGAGCGCAAGCGAAGCGCAATGCAGAGCATCCTTGCCATCTGGTGCCTCTACACCGGCGAGGAGCTGGCGGTGGGCGCTGGCCTGACCATGGACGAAAATGCCTACGACAAGCCGTTGGGCTACCAGGAAGCAGCGCAGCTGCAGGCCCTGGCCGGCGGCGTGGAACTGATCAGCCAGGAGAGCGCGGTGGAAGAGTTGCAGCGTGGTGGCTTCAACCGGGCGACCAGCA